TCTCGAAACTCTAAAGAGTGTAGAGGTTGCAGAGTCTGACCCTTTGGCCTAGGCAGGGATAGCATCCACTATCTCATCGCTCGATTGAGCATTGAGACGGCTATCCCTCCACAATCTTTAATTGATTTAGATTCATCGATGCTTCAGATGTTACTGAAAGCGTTGAAAGACCGAGCGAAGGAGCAACAAGATGCCTACAGAAGTAAGCGGCGTAATTAAACTTCGCAAGGCATTGCGCGAATTCGAACCAGAACTTGCTAAAGCAACGCAAAAAGAAATTGTCGCGGCTTTGAAACCAATTGTTGTCGCGGCTAGAGGCTACCTTCCAGCCAATGATGATGTTCCTAGTGGATGGCTCAAGCGTGAAAACGCAGGTGGTAGATGGGCAACTAGATTTTATGATCAAGCCACCGCCCGTCGTGGAATTGTTTGGAAAGCCTCACCATCTAAAACCAATCGTAAAGGATGGCGATCAATTGCTTCCATTGTTAATAAAAACGCTGGCGGCGCTATCTATGAAACTGCTGGTCGTAAAACTTTGGGTCATCAAGGTAAATCCAAAAACCCTGAGGCTGGTCAAAAATTTATCGAAGAACTCTCTAAAACTGGTCAATTAAAAAGTTCTGATTATCAAGGAAGAATTGGTCGCAGTTCAATGAAATTTACTGGTCGTGCCATGTTCCGCGCCTTTGCTGAGGATCAGGGCAAAGCTACCGCAGCCGTACAAAAGGCTTTACAAAAAGCGCAAGATAATTTTTATGGAAAAACAAGATGAGTTTATTAGTCCAGATTGCAGCCGAGTTCGTTGGCAAGAAGCAATTTAGAGAAGCCGAGAATGCCGTTCAGAAATTACAGTCATCTGTAAAGAAACTGGCAGGCGCAGCAGGCATTGGTTTATCTACTGCGGCTTTTGTTAATTTTGGTAAAAGAGCCTCAGCCGCATTTATAGCCGATGAAAAGGCGGCCAGTCGTTTAGCTCTTGCAGTTAAGAATCTTGGATTACAATTTGAGTCACCACGCATTGAGGAGTTTATCAGTCAGTTATCTCGTGCCTCAGGCGTTACAGATGATCAACTGCGACCATCGATGCAGAAGTTATTGCAGACAACTGGCTCAGTAACTAAGTCCACAGCATTGCTAACGCAAGCCTTAGACATATCACGCGGGTCTGGTGTCGATTTTGAGACTGTCGTCAATGACTTGAGCATGGCTTACGTTGGCCAGACCCGTGGACTTCGCAAGTATTCTTTAGGGCTATCTCAGGCAGAGCTCAAGACAATGAGCTTTACAGATGTACAAGAAAGACTAGCAAAACAATTCACAGGATCTAACGCTGCATTTCTTGAAACTTATGCAGGCAAAATGCAGATTCTTTCAACAGCCGCAAGTGAGGCATCAGAGACAATCGGTAAGGGTCTAGTCGAAGGGCTCTCTATTTTGGCTGGAGAAGGTAACACAGTCCAGCCTATTGCAGACTCCATGCAAGAATTAGCAACTTACATTAGCGATGTAATTACAGGCCTTGCAACGATGATTGCAGAATTCAAAAAATTACCGGGTGTCAATAAATACGTTACAGAGATATTCCCTCTTTACTTGAAAAACACTCCGTTTGGTGCAATCTTAGAAGGGATTAGAAAGTTTGCACCGAAGACAACTTCGGGCATGGGCGGTTATCCATCATCTGCACTTGGCGGTACGTTCATCGATCCTAACGATGCAGTTCGTAAGAAAGCAGAAGCTGATGCAGCCAAGCGCGCCAAGGAATTAGCAGCCCTACAAAAGAAAAGCCTAGATACACAGAAAAAGCAGAATGCTCTCAATAAGGCATCTAAGACTCTTAATCTAGAAGCCATCGGTATTGAAGCAGCTCTCAAAGGTCAAATCAGCGAAACTGATCGTTTATCTTTATTACTTCAAAAATCTATTCTTGAAGGCAATGCCAACCTTGCCACTTCTCTATCTGATCAATTAGATTCAGCAATCAAGCGACAGAATGAACTACGCCAGTCTTTGCTCACTACCCCTAAGGCTCCTAACCCTTACGAGGATTGGAAAATTCCTGCCGATCTTCTAAACTACACAGCCGTATCTTTAGGCGTATCTCCTGAGACAGTCATGAATGCTCCTCAGTCAATTACAGTACCGACCGAAGATCCTTTGCGAGAGATATTTGACGCAGTAATGGCCGCTCAAGTAGCACAAGGCAAGGCAGATGCAGCAGCAAAAGCAGCCGAAGCTATAGTTAATGTTAACGTGCAAGTCGGCCCCGAAGATGTTGCTGCAATTATTACACAACAGCAGACTAACCAATCTCTATCTGGATCTTTTAACACAGTTAATCGCGTAGACAGATTTAGAACACTCGCAGAATGACACTTCCAGCCACCATTTCGGTATCTTTTGACTTTAGCCAAGGTGCTACATTCGGCTTTCCATTTACAATTGGCGATGCGAAATATGGCGTTATCGGCGTAAGTACATTTGCAGGATCAGAAGTACCAGAGCCCGTCATCGATCTTAGCGATGTCACTCGTCAGATAACGATCAGACGTGGGCGAAATATCATGCGTGACACTTATGAAGCTGGCAACTGCACAGTACGAGTTTTAGATCCCGAATCTTATTTTAATCCACAGAATGTATCTAGCCCGTATTTCGGCTATTTGACTCCACTACGCAAGATCCGTGTATCTGCTACTACTCCAACTACTCAGCATTTCTTATTTTCAGGTTACGTTCAGGACTATCGTTACACTTATCCTCAAGGGCAGGAGATCGGATATGTCGATATTGTCTGCTCGGATGCATTCCGTCTATTTGCTATGGCTAACGTGTCAACTATTGCCGATTCAGGTGCCGGACAGACTACTGGCACTAGAATTGGCAAAATTTTAGATCAGGTTTCATTCCCATCTAGTATGCGAATAATCGACACAGGTTCAACTACATGCCAAGCCGATCCAGCCACTACCCGTTCAAGCCTTCTAGCTTTACAGGTTGCAGAATTTACCGAGCAGGGCGCATTCTTTATCCGCACAGACGGCACAGCAGAATTTAAGGATCGTAACGATGTAGTCGAATCTCTGGCGGTTGCACCAATTCAGTTTAATCAGACTACAGGCATTCCTTATTCAGACCTAAAATTTGCCTTTGATGACAAGCTCATTATTAACAACGCGACCATGACTAGAGTGGGCGGCACGACAGTCTCAGCAAGCGATGCACCCTCAATTGCTAAATACTTTCCACATGGCATGAATGTCGAAAATCTAGTCGCCCAGACAGACGCTCAGGTTACAGACATCGCCAAGATATACGTTGCAACCCGTAAAGAGACAACCATTCGCATCGATGCCATGACTGTCGATCTACTCGATACAGATGTACCGACTGACACAATGATCGGCCTTGATTATTTTGACAATGTAGAGATCACCAACGTTCAGCCAGACGGCTCGACAATCGTCAAGACCTTGCAGGTGCAGGGCTTGGCATGGGATATAACTCCTAACAGTATGAAATGCACAGTAACAACACTTGAGCCTATAGTCGAAGGATTCATTATCGGATCATCGATTTACGGTATAATCGGACAATCCATAATGGGATACTAGGAGAAAATCATGGCAGTAGGCTTTCCAGCAGCGACAGGCGACATCTTTACGGCGGCAGACTATAACGGCCTCGTAGCCTTTACTATTGGCGCAGATAAAACTGCCAATTACACTTTCGTTCTAAATGATCAATATCAAGAATTGATCGTCGTCAATAGCGCTTCAGCTAAAGACGTTTTAATTCCTACAGATGCCTCAGTTGCATTCCCGATAGGTACAGTAATTACAGTCTATAACGAGGGCGCAGGATTGGTGACAATCAAGGCCGTCACTTCTGGCACTACTACAGTGCAAAGTCGAGGCGCGGTAGCTGCTTCACCAACTCTTGCCAGTTTCGGTTCCGCAGCTTGCATTAAAATAGCCGCGAATTTATGGGCAGTCGTCGGAGCCATTGGATAATGCTAAATAGCATCACTGGGGTTTTGGCTTTCCGTGCACCTGCTAAGCCAGTAGTGACAGGTGGCACTTTAACTAGCGACGCCACTTATTACTATCGAACATTTTTAGCCAATGGAACTCTTACTGTGACTGGATCAACTTTATCCTGTGACATTTTAGTCGTTGCAGGTGGCGGTGGAGGTGGATCAGGTAACAACTCTGGCGGTGGTGGCGCAGGCGGTTTATTGCTACTGACACAATCCATCGCAGTTGCTGCACATAATGTCGTTGTAGGTGGTGGTGGCGCTACAGGTACACCTGATGGCGTCAATGGCGTCGATAGTCAATTTGCTTCTCTCACTCTAGTTAAAGGCGGCGGTGGTGGCGCTGGCGGTAGTAATACCGGTGGCAATGGTGGTTCTGGCGGTGGCAATGGTTTTGGTAACACAGGCGCTGCTGGTCAGCCAACGTCGGGACAAGGTTTTGCAGGTGGTTCAGGAATAGGCGTATCACCTAACTTTTATGCAGGCGGCGGTGGTGGCGCTGGCGAAGCTGGCAATACAGATGGAGCGGCTGAAGGCGGAGATGGTTCTTCTGCGTATTCTACTTGGGGTTCTGTCACTTCTACAGGTCAAAATGTATCTGGGACTTTCTTTTACGCAGGTGGCGGTGGCGGATCGGGTCAGGCTTCTTCACCATCGGCAGCAGGCGGTAACGGCGGTGGTGGCCGAGGCGCAGGATCAAGTGGCGCGGCTACCGTTGGTGCAGTTAATACAGGTGGTGGCGGTGGAGGATCAGGAAACTCAGCAGGTAACACTGGTGCAGCAGGTGGATCTGGCCTTGTAATCGTTCGCTATACAAAGGTGCAGGTGGACTAATGGCACATTGGGCAGAAATCGATCAAGATAACAAAGTGATTCGTGTACTCGTTGGAGACAATAACGATCCGGCAGGCGACGAAGGTTATCAATGGCTACTAGATAATCTAGGCGGTACATGGATTAAGACAAGTTACAACAATAAAATTCGCTACAACTATGCAGGCATCGGATATACCTACGATCCAATTGATGATGCATTTATAGCGCCGATGCCTGAATGTGGTCATGAACAATTATTACTTAACGATCTAAAACGATGGGAGTGTTTAGCCTGTGAAGCCGCGTTTAAGCAAGTCAGCGATTCAACTGCGTGAACAGATCGATGATGCATTCCCCGGTCGAGATCGAACTTCGGACGGCTGGATCGGCGATACAAGACACGCTGCGCGCAAGTCTGATCATAATCCAGATGCACAAGGATGGGTTCGTGCCATCGACATTGACCGCGACCTTAACGGCAAAGGTCGGAAGCCCGATCTCATGCCTGACTTGGTCGATCAGATTCGACTCGCTGCAAAGTCTGGCGATAAGAGAATTAGTTACATCATCTTTGACGGAAAGATCGCATCATCTAAAAAGGCTTGGGCTTGGCGTCCTTATGATGGGATCAATAAGCATAATCATCACGCACATATCAGCTTTACTGTCAGGGGCGATTACGACAATACGTTCTTCAATATCCCGATGATAGGTGGCACACAATGAACATGAAGCATCCAGCAGTAATCGCAGTCGGAGCATTTTTAGCCGTCTGGGGTACAACATCTAACTTCGCTCTCGACTACCGCGCCATCCTCGGTTCGATTGTTGCAGGAGTATTCGGATACGCGAGCCCCAAAAAGTGACACAGGAAAACTTCTTCACTCTTTACTTTGCAAGCCTTGCCGTGATTGGTGGGCTTGCAGGCTACGTAATTACACATTTGCTATCTGAAATTAAAAGACTTAATTCGCGTGTCGATGAGATTTATAACATCCTCTTAGAGCGATAATTTTTGACATGGCAAAGAAGAAAGTCATCGATCTCGATACCTATTCACAGCTTGATCAATACGCAATTTGCATGCATGAGTTCTATAAGAGTCTAAGACGTGCAGGCTTTGCCGTTGATCTATGTCTGGCGATCATTACAGATCGTGAAGCGTATCCAGACTGGCTTATGCCATCGATCCCCGACCGAGTGGATCGCCTACCCTATGAGGATGATGACGAGGATTAAATGAAGCGCATAGTCATAGTGAGCGACCTACAGGTTCCGTTCCACGATAGACACGCAGTCAAGAATCTAGTTAGTTTTATTAGCAAGTTTAAGCCGCACGAAGTCGTCACAATTGGCGATGAAATTGATTTTAATACGATTAGCAAGTGGTC